GTTAAGTACGAGTCGCTGCGCTGGCATTCCCAAGCCCTGCGGGCTAGCAGCATTAATCGTCGGCTTTTAATTCAATGGTCTTCGTCACTCTACGAAGGAACTCCTGCGGTTTCTGGAAGGCCAGGGCAAAAATCTCTGGGCTTACCAAGGCCGTAACATAGATTCTCTTAGGCTTCCACCAGACCATGCCTCCTTTGACGGGAACTTGGATTGGGTATCTGTCCAATTGTTTTAAGAAGCTTGACCGATCGTGAATCTTGGTCGCTTCCATGTTATCGAATAAAACTGCGGATTCACCTGCATATCCGTCTCTCCATTTCTCGTGTCCGTCTGGCACATCATAAATGTTTGTTTCCTTCTCTCGTACGTATCTTGTTTTACCACTTCCGGCTTTTCCATATAGATAAAAGACTTCTGGTGGGTTGTGATCGTGTTTGATTTTCTTTCCTCTCACATGCTGCACATATTCTTTCAAAAAAGGGGTACAACGGGAGACTGTCTGAAACAACTCAGGATCTTCTGCAATATCCATTACTGTTTCACCTTCTGCGATATCATCGCATTTGCGCTTCACCAATTCCATGGTTCGCTGGAGCCCGTTGGCCATCGGAGGAGTACCATACTTATGGTACGAACCCTCCTTGGAGCAGTACTTCTCATTCTCTGCAAAAGTGCCTCGCATTTGCTCGATATGATCACCGGGAAATATTTTCTTCCATCCGGTGAGGCGCATTGCCTTATTAGCATAGGCGAATGCTTGTTTGTGTTCTCTAAGAGTAGTACGACAGATTTCATCGCCATAGGCTAGAAACTGGATTTTAGGAGGTAACTCGCTCCATCCTTCTCCATAATGTGTTATCACCGCACCACGGAACGTTGCGTTCCCATTTGTCGCAGGCTTATTTGTCGCAGGCATCTCTAGGTAATACTGGCTAGAGATGCTTCAAACAGTGGACGAAGAGGCAATCCGGTGACTTACGCTCTCCTAGCCAGTATATATACTTTTTGTGCATGCAATGGCAAAACGTACGCGATCGTCTTCAGTCTCTTCCCGTAGGTCAGGTGCAAAAAGGACTCGTTACGTTGGCGTTCGGCGTCGTGTTGGCACTGCTAGGGTTCTCAGTGCGTCAGTCCGAAGAGCTAATGCGGGCGTTCAACGTCTCACAAGGATGATTGAGACTAAGGAGAACGTGTGGAAATCTGGAGCTAATGTTGCTCTGGATCATAATCAGCTACACAGTGTGCTAGCTCCTGGGTCCGGTGGACGTTTGAATGTTCTTCAAATTGGCCAGGGTGTCGGGGATGGAATGAGTAATGGTGGCGGTGCACGCATCGGTGACGAAATTTATTGCAAAAAAATTGTCATTCGTGGAATGATTGAAAATGCATTGGCTCGCTCTAAAGTTCATTATCGTATCATGCTTATTCGCGCTGCAAAAGGTGATACTCCAACTCGGGATACGCTATTCCGTGGCAACGTGGGAAATAAGCTTATCGACCTCATCAATACTGAAAGATATACTATCGTAAAACAGAGGATTTTTACTATCTCTGGTACTGGAGCGTCGTCGGCTAATTCAGTGTCTGCCACTGGTATTCCGCTGGAAGCACCGACTATTGGTGGAGATTTTGTTGGCGGAATTGGTTCAAAAGTTTTCACCATGGTAATTCCTGGTTCCAAGTTTGGAAAGGGTGGTCGTGTTCAGTATGAGAACAACTCGGGAAGTCAAGTCAAATTCTACGATTATCATCTTATGATTATGACATATGACTGGTATGGGACGCCAGACAGCCTTTTGGGCGTTTTTAATACAGTTGGGAGGATCAATGAGCTGTACGCTCAAATGTATTTCAAGGACGCCTAACCATACCCGCAAATAAGGGTTGGAAGGGTTTTCCAAGTATCTACGAGTTAAGTACGAGTCGCTGCGCTGGCATTCCCAAGCCCTGCGGGCTAGCAGCATTAATCGTCGGCTTTTAATTCAATGGTCTTCGTCACTCTACGAAGGAACTCCTGCGGTTTCTGGAAGGC